CGCCACAGCGTCCCGCATCACCATCACCACAGCCGGGTCGTTCAGCGTTGCGAAACGCTCAGTCCCAATGCCGTAGTCCTTGCTGACGGTTTCAAAAATGTGCTGCAGCTTGGGCTTGTCGATGCCCTTTTGCCCCAACACACCCCAGCACCGCGAAAAGCTTTTTTGCAGCTCTTCCTGTTGCTGTTGCTGTCGCTGAAATTGCTCTTGCTGCCAGCGGTTTTGCAGCCAGCCAATCACATGCTGAATCTGCTGTGCGCGGGCCTGCTCTGCGACGTATGCCGCAGGGTCGTTGACCGCAAGATGCTGCATTTCCTCGGGAGACTTCATCCCGGCGAGCTGATGCACAAGCGCTTGTGCCATTTGCGCTTGCTGGATGTAGTGGCTCTGCGCTTCCGTCACCTTCGCGCGCACAACCTCCACAGCCTGCTCTTCTCGCCGTGCAAGCTCCTGCGTCTTCCGCGTGTAGTCGGAATGGCGCGTGTAGCCTGCAATGAGTTCTTTTTCGTCAACCTCTCGTTCGAGGTCCGCACCGTCATCGCCCTTGATGGTGACTTTGAATTTTCGAGAGCTTGTCGGATCGGGCTTTTCTTCGGCGTCTTTGCCGTCTTTATCCGGGTTCTCGTTGTCGGTTCCCGCGTCTGCGTTGTCCTTGATTTCATTCTCGGGTGCATCAGCGTTCGGCGTTACTTCCTCTTGGTACTCGGCCCCGTCTGAATCGGGGTTGTCGAGAAGGAAGCTAGCCACTTCATCCGCAGTAATCGGGGCCGTGTCGGCTTGTCCGTCCATTGGGTGTTCCAATCAAATCAAAACCACCCCCCCGTCACCAGGGGCGGCTACGGGCACGTTTCACAACGGAGGCCCAAAATGGCAGGTGACTACCGGATAACCGTGCGCAGCATCCTGCGTGCTGCGCTTTCGTTTCTGTGCTTGTTCAGGTTCAGCGCGGCGAACTTCCCGCCCTCCACCATGCGGCGCAATATCTGCTCGAAATCGTCCGTCACTGCTGCGAATTGGCGCGCCAGCTTCAATCCCTCAGCATCTCGAATGTCGGTGAGCTTGAACGCTTGATGCGCCAGATCGTGCAACTGTGCAAGGGCTGACTGAAAAGCCGGGTTGTCGAGCACCTGCGCTGCGTCCGATCCCGCTTTGATGATCTGGTCGTCGGTCATGGCTGCACCTCCCGGCCAATCTCGGCTGTAGCCGCTGCCGTGGCAGGGTTGCTCAATTTGTTCTTGCTAGAGATATTCGCAGTCTCGATGCGGACCGATGCGTCAAGCTCTGCCTTCCAGCGCTGGAAGGCCATTTGTCGTTCGCGTTCGCGTTCGGCATACTGCTCTTTCAGCGCCGCAAGCTGGGCCTCATGCTGCAGACGCATTTGATTGGCCTGTGCTTCCATGGCCTGCCGGTTCGCGTCGGTTTGTTGCTGGGCTTGCTGGCGGATCATTTCAAGCTGCGCCTGCAACTGGCGCTGCAATTCATCCGTCTGCATCTGGTACTGCATTTCCATTTGCTTCGTCTGCGCCTGCGCTTGCAGCTTGGCCTGTTCGCCCTGCTGATTGGCTTGCAGCTTCATTTGCTCAATCTGCAATTGAGGCGGAGGACCTGGTTGCGGCAGTGGCTTGCCCTGGGGATCGCCCACAAAGTCGCCAACGTTCTTCTGCCCGCCCAACTCCACCAACTTCGAAACGGTGTTGTAGATGTTCTGCGGCTGGATGAGCAGCGAACCAAATTGCGACTGTGCAAGGCCCATCTGGTGCTGCAACAGGCCCGAGAAAAAGGAGATTTGCTGTCCCTTGTCGCCAGTCCCAAGCCCGACATTGATCGTCATGTCGTAGCCGTCGCGCCATTCGTTCGGGTCGTACTGCACGAACTTCCCACGCAGCCGGAACGCGAGCGGCTCCATCTCGCCCGAAGTGAGCAATTTCAAGATACCCCGGAAAATCGGCTTTACCAGCACTTCCGCAAAGATGCGTGCGATCAGCTTGACGCGCTGCTGTGCGGCGTTCGACTGGATCGATACCTCTGTCGCGGTGCGTCCAACTTTAAGGCTGTCACCATCCATGCCAGACTGGTTGCTCGAATACCCGATGCGCTTTTCCAGCATCGAATCGACATACCCCAGCACAGGGAGCGTATTGGTCGCGTTGAACGGCGTCGGCTCCATGCCAATGGAATCTGGCCGCGACTGGCGCACCAGTCCGCCAATGCGAAAATCCATCAGGTCATCAATGTTGGCGTAAGGAGCCCCCTGCGAGTCCGTCAGCACCGTCTTGCGCGGGTTCACTGCAAGGTTGCTGGCGTTGACCATGCCGCGCGTCAGATCGGTCTTGAGCAGTTGGATTTCAGAGGAAATCTCAGCCACGCTCATCCCGTCCCATCGGTGCGGGTTGATGATCGGCGACGCCGTGGCGATCTGAACGTGGTCTGTTTCCACGTTGCTCAGAATCTTCGATTCCAGCCGGTGAATAAGCCGACGCTCTGCAATGCCGTCGCCATCAAAGTCCACCAGCACGTATTCAATGCGCAGCCATCCTGTGGCCAGGCTTTCATCTTCAATATCTACCGTGTCGTCTTCTGCGCGCGTGCTTTCGCTTGCGCGGCTTCTGCGATAGTCTTCGTCAGCACCCACAGTAGACGGGTCATCCGATGCGCGCAGGTCTTCCGCGGTGACGCCTTTGAACCCCATCTGCCGCAGGTCTGACAGCGTGACTTCCATCGCGCGCGCCACATACGGGCAATCGTCCAGCAATGGAGTAGTCCAGCCGCGCTTAATGTGCAGTTGTTCAGGCGGGAAGGCTTCGACACGAATGCGCTTCTTCTCCACCTTCTTCGACACGCGGGCATTGAAAAGCGGAGGCGACTCCACAGGCATGCCCATGGCGTCAACTTGCGGAGGCTGTGGGACAGGCGTTGCAGCCTCGATCTCATAGCCCTGGCTCTCCAGCATTGCAAGTGCTTCCAGCGGCGCGCCCTGCACCTCCTGCACATCACGCACCGTCTCTGACACCAGGCGCCACTCGACTGCGCAGTTTTGCGCGATAAGCGCGTCCTTGATGGCGGTGTACAGCACCAAGAAACCGTTGTTCTGCTTGTAGAAAACGTAATTGCAGCAGTCTGTTGCCTGTTCTGCGCCATCTACATCCTCTGGCTTCGTCGGCTCAAACACCACCGCCTCGTCTGAGCTTGTGAACACGTCAACCAGTCCGGGGAGCATGGCCTCTACCGCATCAGCCACTTCGGACGTAACGATGGTGCTCCATCCATCAAGCTCTTCATCGCCAGGGTAAGGTTCGCGGTAATACTCCCGCATGGCCTTCAGGCGAGTTGCACCGATCAACTCGATGTATTCCGCCGAATCCTCTTCATTCGCCTGCAAGTGCTGCAGAAGCGAAGATTCATCCATTTTCGCCATTACTCAGCAGCCTTTGGCTTGCGGCCACGCTTGGGCGCTTCGACTTCGACGGTTTTCACTTCTGCGGGCTCTGTCTTTCCTTGCGCCTGTTCCAGTGGAGACAGTTTCGGGAATGGCGGCTCTCCAACGCGCTGCGATCCGTCCGGGTACGTGTGCACTTCACTCATGCGAGCATCCTTCGTTTGTATTGAATGGGCGGCTGTTTGCCCCTTGGCTCTTCGTAAGCCACGCACATCAAGCCGAAGCTGTCTGCGCTGTGGCTAGACCAGTCGTGCTCAGGCCCCAGCCCTATGCCACGCTGCTCATCACGCTTTTCGTGATACCAGCCAAGCGCATCGCGCCCGCCCTCTGTCGTTTCTTCGTTGAACCAGATCGAAGGAAAAAGGCGTCTTGCAGCCTCCACGCGCATCTTGGCGGCGCCCTTGCCCTGATTCGGAATCACCGTGACCGCGTAGCCAGCCTCTCGCAAAAACGAGGCATAGGACACGTCGTTCACCTTGTCTTGCGTGTCGCCATCGTGTGGCAACCAGATTTGCACCTTGTCGGGCGTGTAGCCCTGCGTCCTCAGCCAGCCAACATGCGTCGCGGCTGGTTGTCCAACCGCTTCATAGTGGTTCAGGACGCGGATTTCCTTGCCGATGAACTGCGCCGCCCACATCGTGAAGGCGTCAGCCCTTGCGCCCGTCCCGCCGATGTCGCAGAAAATGCGAATGGTCATCAGCGGGTCAGCAGCCACACGACCGATGCGACCCTGCTCCTTGGCGAGAACAAGGTCTTTTGCCCAGTAGGCGCCCTCGTTCACCACCATGTAATCGCCTTCCCATATGTGGCCGTACTGCTCTGGGCGCTCAGCCAGGTCTCGTTGCCTGTCGCGCTCCAGCTTGGCCGGGAACTTCGGGTTGTCGCGCCAGTTGATAACGCAGCCCTTTGTGTTCTTGTCCTGGCTGAAACGAAAACGGCTCTCAACCGGGGCCGTCTTTCTCTTTGGGTTCCATGTCACCCACAACTCAGCGTTCCAGTCCGATCCTTCCTCTCGGAGCGTTGGAATCAGCGTCATCCACGCTTCTTCCGTCACCGGCTCGGCCTCATCCACCCAGCACAACAGCAATCGGCCTTTGGACTTGATCGACGCAATGTTGCGATCCAGGCCAGCAAACGTGAAACTGATTCGCCCATCCTTCGACCGGATGAACTTTTCGCCTATCTCGTAATACGCCTTGAGGAAAGGCTCGTCCTCAATGGCCCGCTTCACTTCCTCCAAGCTGGAATCTTCCAGCGAGTTCATGAACTGGCGTGCGCACAGAATGATTCCACTGATGCCCTGCATGCCGTAGATGTAGCCGCGCACTGCAGCCATCTTGGCGAATGAACGGGTCTTTGCCGACCCACGACCACCACAAGCCCACCGCACGTCAGCACGGCCAGAGAACACCGGCCTGAGCTTGGCGGGCAGCTCAATCCGAGCCGTTGCCATCCATGTCCACCAGCTCAATGCGGGTGATGGTTTCCATTGGCCCGCCGTCCTTGCCGGTGTGCTCAGTGCGATTCAGCTTGGGCGCCGCGTACTCGGCCAGTTTCGCGACCAAGTCCAGCGCTTTGCCAGGATCGGCCTTCGCCTCGCCATGGCCTTGCGCCACTTGCTGAAGCCAAATGCCCACGTTCTCGGCGTTATCGTCCAGCAGCTTGGTGATGGTCTCGCGGAACTCTTTGGTGGCCTTGTTGGGCGTTCCAGCCACTCTCCCGCCTGTTTTGGCGCGCTTTCTAGTTTTATCCACTGTAGACATGGCCTACCCCTCATAGGGGCGGCGCTCACGACCGCGCTGGTACTTCTCGCGCACGATGTTGCGGCCCGTAATGGTCACCGCGTCGCACAGCTCGGCAAACTGCAGAGCATCGCCGCTAAGCGGTTCTTGGCGAACTCCTTGCCCCCAGGCGCTGATGCATGCGCTCTTGGCGCGCTCATAGGCAAGCTGACTCTTGGCGCCAGCTCTATTGCATTCTTCGTAGTTGGTCATGTTCGGGTTCTCTGTGGATTGTCCGAATGCGCCCATCGGGCAACCGGGGTGGATCTGCCCCGGCTGGGCGTTGCCGTTCGCTGCCATGACCGATAAGGACTGCGCGCGCCCCAGGAGATCAACGCACTTTGCCCGGTGCGTTCGCCTTCGGCTTCGACGATGATGCGGGGTCGAATCAGTTGCCTAGCAAGCCTTGGCCGTTGCGCTCAAGAATCTTGAGCAAGCCTTCATTTCCGGGGAATACCACAAAGTTACTGGTTCCTGCGCCTGCGCCGCGTGAGCCTCCGTCCAGATAGCGAATGCCGGGGATGCCTGCTGCCCGGAGTTGCTGCTCTACGCCGCCAGTAACACCAAGACCAGAGCGCTGCCGAATTGCCGTTAGAGCGTCCTTGCCTGCCATTCGGCTGGCGTCATACGGGATCGATGCAGAAGGTATCTTTTCAAGCCTTAATGGGCTTCTCTCGTTCAGTAAAAGCCGTTGTGCTTCTGATTTTTGTATTTGCTCAAGCACATCGGGGTGCTTCATTAAAACAGCCTGCACTTCTGGCGGTTGCTGACTCAGCGGCTTATCCCAATCCAGCATACGGGCGACTGCGCTGTCGGGGAGGTCTACTTTGTAGAGGGAGCCTTCATTAACCGACCCCCGAATACCGATACCGCGCAAAAACTTCGCTGCGGTTGGTCGATGGGTTGCCATTGCATCAGCAGCGGCCGTGAAATCGCCGCCGTGCCTTTGAACGGCTCCCAACATCACATCAATGTCGCCGCGGCCAAAGCCCATATCCGCAAGTGTTTGGCGATTGATGGTCTTACCGCTTGGAGCCAAAAAGGTGTCTTGTGAGAGATTCTTCCTGTACGCGCCCGCCACATCCGGCGACTCAGCCAAATACAGCCCATGCCCGTAAGCCTGCGCACCCTCGCCCGTGCCGATCTTGCTGCTATCGAACTTGTCGAACTTGTGCGGGCTGCCGTGCCACACGATCGCCCCTGTTTGCGGGCTCAGCGTCCTTGGAGCCATCGCGTTAGCTTCCATTTGCAGCAAGCCGTTTGCAATCTGCGGCGCCTTTCCTGCTATCACCGTAGGCAGAGCAGAACCAATCCCCTCACCAAGCAATCCTGCCATGCGCTCCTTTGGCTCTTGCATAAGCCCTACGTTACGCATCCAGTCCGAGCCACCCAATGGGGCTTGTGGAACTGGCACACCGGCTTTGCGAAGCAGCCACGCAAGACCGTCGACCGGGCCAGTCAACGAGCTGGCAACGCCGTTTGACGCTCCCTGCGCGAAGCTGTGAGCCTGATCGAGTAGTCCCATGGTGCTTTCTAGATAGGGTGCGGGCGCTGCTGCTTTAGGAACGTGTCCTGCTATGGGTGTGTAGCGGCCCGCGAAACTTACTTGCGGGGTCTATGTTTTTTTGTTGCGCTGCCTGGCGCTTACGCGTGGTTTGCGGCCGGTAGCTTTCGCACGTTGCGCCAGCATGGAAAAAACATATTGAGGCTTGCACGATTCGCCCCATTCGTTCAGCCAATCCAAGTGAACTAGCCCAGCATCCAATACAGCACCCGTGCGCCATTCAAGCGGGGGCTTTGACGCGCTGTTTTCGACTACATGCAGATAACCCGGCTCACCCTCCGTCAAGCCAGCAGCGCGTGCGAAGTCTTCTTTGAAGGTTGCCACACCATCCCACCCGTGCCTCATCCATTGCAGTTCTTGTGTCTCTTCGTCAGCATCCGGGTCTTCGGGATAGAGGACATCAGCAATTAAGCGGGGCAAGTCTGCAAAGCGGTAGTAACCACCCTCAGTATTTGGCAAGACGATGTGAATCGGCTCAATCGTGCGTGTCGCCATAAAGCACCCCCTTAGTGCAGCCCTGAATAAGAGCCCAAGCAGGCGGGTAGGGAGACCCGCTTTTCAGCCGCCAAACCTAGCTGGGCAAAAAAGAGCGCCACATGGGCGCAGCCGTGGCACTACTAGCACCACGCGCAAAAGAAAAAAGCCCCGCGCATTTCTGCCGGGGCCTTAATCTACAGACGGCCATGCCTCCGCATGGATACCGTCTTTTGCGTATTCGCGCTGTGTTTATACCACAG